ATACAAGTGAAATCTATAGAAGTATGGATTTGATGAAACAAGTAGTTGAAGACTACCGATTTCTCACTAAAAAACTTTCTACTTTTTCCCCGAGTGGAAAAACTGCCCAACAGTTCCATCTTTCAGTTGCGAAACAACTGCGAGACTGGAAAGAAGTTTATGATACTTGTATTTACAATATAGAGATTTCTGCTAAACAATTGGCTCGCCCTGAACCACTTTGTGTTTATCTTTATGGTAAAGCTGGCAAAGGCAAAACCTTTACTGCTCCGATTATTGCGAATTGCGTATCTCAGATGTTGCGAAAAGAACCCCTTTCCGAACATGAACGTTATTCTCGTAATCCAATTGAAGAGTTCTGGTCTGGCTATCATGGCCAGTATTGCTGTTCTTATGAAGAATGGCTCCAGGAAACTGAATCTACTGATCGACAACGACAATGTTGTGAATTGATCAAGATGATTTCCACTGATGCTTATATGCTACCAATGGCAATTGCTCAAGAGAAAGGAAAGTCTTATTTTGATTCCTCTCTTGTTGTTATCACTGGTAATGAATCTGCACGCCCTAAAGTTCCGATTACATGTGCTCTTGCACTTTATCGTCGAATGTTTGCAATTCAAATTATTGAAAACAAAAAGAACACTCCCGTTGAGTATTCTGTAGCAGATTTAGATAATTGTTACAAACTCTTAGTTAGTTACTATAACTGGGAAAATCAAGTTGACTATATTAAGCGTACCTGCTCTTTTAGTCAGTTATTGAGTCTCTTAAATGAGAAACATATCTATAATCAAAAAGCCTCTACTTTGGCTAAAAAAACTCATTGGACCAGTCGTTGCCTCGAATGACATTGGTGTATTGTCCCAAAATACATCTAATGTTGAGACTGTGACTGAGTTTGATGATGAAGTTGAAGTTATTCGTCCTGACAAGCCCTTATTTGATGAGAGCTTTGTTAATGGTTCTAAGAAAATTCAACAAGAAGTCAAACCTGTTTGGAAAATCAAACCAAAGAAACCTCCTACTAAAGAAGACTGTGTTGCTCCTGCTCAAGGATACCAAAAAGCCATGTCTTTCTTTACAAAGGATATTAAGTGGAATGCTAAACTCTACTATAAATCCTGGTTTCAAAATTGGAACGCCGCGCTACGTCGTTTCATTCATGAACATTACAATATCGATTTTTGGAACATCACCGAAGATGTTGCCAAAGTTTTAAATCGTCTTTTGCTCAACTCCCCTCAGGATGAAGTGCAAAGGACTGTTTTTTGGATGGATTTACTCTCTTCTCGCGAAGCCTCAACAAGCTACTATTTAGGTGGCTACTTGAATTTAAACATCCAATCGTCTATTGATCTTGGCCGTTGCATACCTCAAGCCCTTTTACAAATTTTCTTTTCTCTCACTGATGAAAGAATTAAGAAGATGTATCCAACAGAAGAAAAAGATCTCGATATGTGTATTGAAGCCCAGAAAGTTGACGAATATTTCGTCTTACAAGGAGATGTTCCTATGGTACTTGAACACTTGCGAAGCAAGGTAGTTTCAAAACATAAAGTTGAGATGGATGGTTCTACTACCACCAATCTCCACCATTATCTCCCTCTCTCCTATGAAAAAGGAGAACTTGATGAACTTCAAGAGAAAGAATATCTAACAGTTATCTTTAACAACAATCCGTTACCAACATTTAATGCCTGGCATTTGAAATTTCAAGCTTTCAAAACGCTGGACAAAAAACAAGAATTCAGGATTTCCAATTTTATGATGTGTGTTACACTCATCGCCATTGGTTTTATGGTAGCCTTATTAGTCGCATTTTTCTTAGCGATTGGCCATAAACCACCTGAAATGTTAGAAGCAAATTCTTCTCATCCCATGCTCAAGCGCATGGAAAAAATCTGGATGAAAAAACGTGTCCCAGTCGTGATCCCCGCTCAAGGAGGAGATCAATGTTTTACTTCTTTGGCTTACAATGTTCTTGCGAATACTCGCTTATTGAAAGTCAATTTTGGAAATAACTCAATGTACTGTTTTGCCACTTTTATTTATGGCACAGTATGTTTGGCAGCTTCCCATTGCATACCTAGCAATGTTACCTCAATAGAAGTTTCTGTCAACATGGCCGCAGGCCAAGTTGAAACTAGAAAATTCTTGCCATCTGAAATACAGATAGAACGTCTTGCCGAAGACGATCTGTGTTGGTTGGCTTTTCCTGGAAGTCGAATGCCCTCATTTCGCGATCTCCGTGCGCATCTTTTAGATGCAAACCTGGAGTCATATGATGGTGCTACCCGCGTTAGCTTTACTGATGATGGTGAACATGTAATGTTTATGGCATCTAGCAGTGCTTCAATCATTGCTGGAAAGTCTTATTATCAGGAAGTTGATGGAGTTATTACCTACATCACGCCCACTCAGCTCGTTGAGTGCGTTGGATGTGAAGGAATAGATGGTGATTGTGGTCAAGTTTACTTGATGAAACACAGTCCATCTCCCC